TTTATCCCAATGGAATGGAACTACGAAGGATTTATTGATGAGCACGGAGTTCCAGTTTTCACTACTCCTGATGTCGATCGGTTCGACCCAAGCGGTGAATTAATAGATGTAGGTGTAATAGATAACTGGCAAAACGAAGTAGATGGTTTAAAGGATGACCAAGATGGTTTAAATGAATTCTATCGTCAGTTTCCAAGAACAACAGAGCATGCGTTTAGAGATGAAACAAAAGGAAGTATATTCAATCTAGTTAAACTATACGAGCAAATAGATTACAACGAAGAAATGGCTAGGACATTAGGAGTTACTCAAGGTAATTTCCAATGGGCTAACGGAGTTAAAGATACTCAAGTAACTTTTCATCCAGATCCAAAAGGTAGATTTAAAGTAAGTTGGGTTCCACCTCAGCAACTGCAAAATAACGTTGTACTTAAAAATGGTGTAAAACACCCTGGCAACGAACACATGGGTGCTTTTGGTTGTGATTCATATGATATATCAGGAACAGTAGATGGTGTGGGTTCTAAAGGAGCTTTACACGGATTAACTAGGTTTAGCATGGAGGATGCCCCCGCTAATAGTTTCTTTTTAGAATACTTGTCAAGACCTCCAACAGCTGAGATGTTCTTTGAGGATGTTCTAATGGCTTTAGTATTTTACGGGATGCCAATATTAGCAGAAAACAATAAACCTCGTCTATTGTACTATTTAAGGCGAAGAGGATATAGAGGGTTTAGTATGAATAGACCTGATAAAATATGGAACAAATTATCTGTAGCGGAAAAAGAAGTTGGTGGAATACCCAATTCAAGTGAAGATATAAAACAAGCACACGCCGCTGCTATTGAAATGTATATTAACGATCACGTAGGTATCAAGCAAGATGGAACTCTTGGAGATTGTTATTTCAACGAGCTTCTAAATGATTGGACAAAGTTTGATATAAACAAAAGAACAAAGCACGATGCGTCAATAAGTTCTGGTTTAGCTATAATGGCTAACAACAGGCATTTATATGCGCCAAACGCAAAGGTTGAAAAACCTAAGTTAAATATAAACGTTTCCAGATACACAAACACTGGAAGTAATTCACAAATAATTAAGTAATAAATATGGCAGAGTCTGGCATTAAAAGTTATTTCCCAAGTCAAACAGTTAGCGATGCTGAAAAGCTTAGCCACGATTATGGTTTGAAAGTAGGTAAAGCTATAGAGCAAGAGTGGCTTAACAGCGACAGAGGTTCTAATAGATACAAGTCTAATCACAATGATTTTCATAATTTAAGGTTGTACGCTAGAGGCGAGCAGTCAGTTCAAAAGTATAAGGATGAGTTATCGATCAACGGTGATTTGTCCTATCTTAATTTAGATTGGAAGCCAATACCTATTATTTCTAAGTTTGTAGATATAGTGGTTAATGGTATTGCTGAAAGAACTTATGATATTAAAGCTTTTTCACAATCGCCTAACGGTGTAGAAAAAAGAACTAACTACATGGATAATATTCTTGCTGACATGCAAATGAAGGATTTTAACCAAGAGGCTAAGCAAAAATTCAATATAGACACTAGGCAAAGTCAAATGAAAGAGCTGCCTGAAACAGAGGAAGAGCTAGGAATTCACATGCAGTTAAGCTATAAACAAAATGTTGAGCTAGCTGAAGAGCAGGCTTTAAACGTTTTATTTAGAGGTAGTAACTATGAGCTTACAAAAAAAAGGTTTTATCACGATTTAACAGTGATAGGTATTGGTGCTGTAAAAACATCCTTCAACACTTCCGAGGGAGCTATAGTAGATTACGTTGATCCAGCTAATTTAGTGTACTCGCACACTGACTCTCCTTACTTTGAAGATATATACTATGTTGGTGAAGTAAAGGCCATACCAGTAAACGAATTAGCAAAAGAATTTCCTCACTTAACAGGAAAAGATTTAGAGGATATAATGAAAAATAAATCCACTAGTAGATCTAACTACAACTCAAGGCATAATCACGACAAAGAAGACAATAATACGATTCAAGTTCTATATTTTAACTACAAAACTTATATGAATGAGGTTTATAAGGTTAAAGAAACAGCTACAGGTGGAGACAGGATCATACCACGAGACGATCAATATAACCCACCAGAAGAAAAAGAAGGTGGGTACGGTAGAATGCTAAGATCTATAGAGTGCTTATATGAGGGCGCTATGATTGTTGGTACCAATAAAATGTTAAAGTGGGAAATGGCTAAAAACATGATGAGGCCTAAAAGCGATTACACTAAGGTTAAGATGAATTACTCTATAGTAGCGCCTAGAATGTATGATGGTAGAATTGATTCTTTAGTAAAGCGCATAACGTCATTTGCTGACATGATTCAACTAACACACTTAAAGCTTCAGCAAGTGTTATCCAGAATGGTTCCAGATGGTGTGTATCTAGATGCTGATGGCTTAGCTGAAATAGATTTAGGAAACGGAACAAGTTATAATCCACAGGAAGCTCTAAATATGTTCTTTCAAACAGGATCCGTTATTGGTAGATCATTTACCTCTGAAGGTGACATGAACCCAGGTAAAGTACCTATACAAGAAATTACTAGTGGTAGTGGTGGTGGAAAAATGCAAGCTCTTATAGGTAACTACAATTATTACATGCAGATGATAAGGGACGTAACTGGCCTTAACGAAGCTAGAGACGGTAGTACACCTGATAAAAATGCCTTGGTTGGAGTTCAAAAGCTAGCAGCAGCTAACTCAAACACGGCCACGAGACATATTCTACAAGCTGGTTTGTTTTTAACGGCTGATACAGCAGAGTGCTTATCACTTAGAATATCAGACATTATAGAATACTCTCCTACTAAAGATGCTTTTATACAAGCTATTGGAGCTCATAATGTAGCTACGCTAGAAGAGATGTCTGAGTTACACCTTTATGATTTCGGTATATTTATTGAACTACAACCAGATGAAGAAGAAAAATCTGTTTTAGAAAGCAATATTCAAATGGCTCTTCAACAAAAAAGCATTGAGCTAGAAGACGCGATCGATCTTAGAGATATAAGAAACATAAAGCTAGCTAACTCACTATTAAAGATACGTAGGAAAAAGAAAGAGCAAAAAGATAGACAGTTACAAATGGAAAACATAAAAGCTCAGTCAGACTCTAACACTAAGGCAGCGCAAGCTGCTTCTCAGATGGAGATGCAAAAAAATCAAGCCATGAATGCTGGTACTGCTGAGTTAGAGCAATTAAAATCTCAACTAAACACCCAGAAAATGCAACAAGAAGCTGCTTTGAAAAAAGAGTTAATGGGACTTGAGTTCCAATACAATATGCAGTTAAAAAACGCTGAAGTTGGTGGTGCGCAAACTAGAGAAAAACAAAAAGAAGATCGTAAGGATGAGAGAACAAAAATACAGGCAACTCAACAAAGCGAAATGATCGAGCAAAGAAATGGTGGTAAACCACCTAAAAACTTTGAGTCCGCAAGTAATGATATACTAGGTGGCGGGTTTGATTTAGGCTAGAATTATTAATTATTATTATATTATATTATGGAAGTAGAAAATGAAAAAGTAGTCGAAGAGATTACACAAGAAACAACCGAACAGGTTGATGAAAGTAAATTTGAATCTGCTGGAGACGACAGCATTGTAAAAGTAGATTTAAGTAAACCCCCAGCACCAAAAAAAGATGAAGTTAAAGAAAGTGACGCTGACGACAGCGGAGTGGTTGCAAGCACTGAAGATGCCGAGCCCACACAAGAACAAGAAGAAGTACAACCGGAAGTACAAGCACAAGAAGCTCCAGTATTAGAAGAAATTACTGAAGAAGAAGTTGAAGAGCAGGTTGAAGAAGCTATAGCTGAAGCCCAAGCTACTGGAAAACCATTACCAGAGAATATCCAAAAGTTAATGAACTTTATGGATGAAACTGGTGGAGATTTAAGTGACTACGTTAAGCTTAATCAAGATTATAGCAAATTAGATGATACTAGTTTACTACATGAATATTACAAGCAAACAAAGCCTCATTTAGATGCAGAAGAAATTAACTTCCTTATGGAAGATACATTCTCATTCGACGAAGATATAGACGACGATAGAGATATAAGAAAGAAAAAGATAGCGTTAAAAGAGCAAGTTGCAAGCGCTAAAAGCCACTTAGACGGGCAAAAGTCTACATACTATGAAGAAAT